CTCGCTGTCGCGTATACTCGAGTGGATCGGACTCATAAAGTTGATCCCAATGTTCCTGATTGGGCTCCTGCTGGCTAAGGGCTCGCTCGACTTCGGCGAGCTGCTCGGCGTACCGCGCGCGCTCGCCCTGCACAGAAGTCAGTTCCGCCTCGATAGCTTTACGCTGCTCGGCGACCTGCTGAGTTTTGCGCGTGTAGTCAGACTGCCTCATGTAAGAGTTGGTCAGCTCGTTGAGGTCAACTTCGACCTCTTCATCGCCAACCCTGACTCGATACAACGCTTCAGCTGACTCTGGTGCCTCATCGGCTTCTTCCTCGACTTCGGGTTCATCGTCATCCTCGACGATGTCCTCCGCCTCGGTGTCCTCCGCCTCGGCCACAACCTCCACCTCATCGGCATCGGCTTCGGAATCGGGAGGGGTATCCTCCTCGACTTCCTGCTCCTCAACCGCATCCGCCGTGTCCTCTTCAGGGGCGTCGCGGCTAAGAAGTACATCGACCGCATCGTTGGTCGACAGGAGTGAAGTCCCGTCTTCCGGGGTTGCTTCCGCCATAAAATGTTCTCCGCTTGATGTGTGACTGCCCGTACGGGCTTAGTCATCACGCAGTGCGTGATTCAGTGCACGCGCGAGCCGTCTCGCTCGGCGTCGATCTCTTGCCCGGCAAGCTCGCCGGTTTGCATGATTCCAATAACGTGTTCATAGATGTCTCCGAGCACGTTGATGGCGATATAGAGGCGCTCGCGCTGTTCCGCATCGCCCGGCGGGGTATTCGCCCAGTCGGTCGCGTAGCGCAATCTAAGCGCAGAGAATGCCTCTTCGAATATCGGGTTACGGATCAGCGCCGCCGCCTTGGCCCCGCGATCAATTTCCCCGCGCAACCGTCCTTCATCTGCCATCTACTGCGCCCTCGGCATGTTCGGCGATATATCAACCCCCGAAACCGCCTCGGTTGCTCGGAGCTGGGCCTCAAACTGCATTTCTTGTCGCCGCAATTCAAACTTCATCCTCATCTCTTCGCGCTTCATCTCGAGCTCCGCCATCATTTTTTCACGCTTTAGAGCTATCTCGGCCTCATTTTTGGCGCGATCTATTTCGATTTTCTGCCTCTCGATCTCAACCGTCGGGTCAGCTTGGCTTTGCGCCATCTCCATCTTCTGGGAGATGCGCTGCTGTAAATCCGGCGGCAAGTTTTCGGGATCAAGGAAGAACTCGTCGGAAGATTTGAATCCACTCGAGTCCAGCATCTTCGCCAAAGTTCCGCGATACTGCGCCAACGTGCATAGTGGGTTGTCCATGCCCAGTTTTGTCAATATCTCCTCTTGTTTGGCAGCCACTTGTGCCAACACGGCTTGGCGCTGCCGGGCATCTCCCCGGCCCAGCCCGACGTTAACGGATACATCAAACTCGCTCTCCCACAACTGTGGGTTAATCCCGACGAACTCGTTTCGTAGCCGAACGATGCGCGGCTGCTGCTGGTGCTTCTGTACCAGCTGTAAAATGCACTTCATCAGCCTTTTAACACCGGTCTCGGCAAACACGCGGGCGATCATCTCGACCTTGGACTGTGCCGCACTTACGGTCGCGTTGACTGCGATCGCGGACGCGGACTGAAGCGCATCGGCATCGAGGCCCATGCTGGCCTTGCTCATGCCGGTCCGCATCTCGCGCACGCTGTCCATGTAGGAAAGCAGCGGAAATGCAGAGTCTGCAACGCTGGGCGGGACGATGGGCTGCACCATGCCCGGCGCGCGCATCCTAACGATGCCGCCGGGTCGGCTGCTTATCAAATCGTCGAGATTAACCTGCCCCTCGACTGCGCCGACGCGCGCATTGTTCATCAGATAGATATTATCGAGCAGCTGTCGCAGAATCGCCGTCTTGGAGGACTGGAGATCGGTAAGCATCTCCGCGATGCCGCGTCCGACCATGCGATGGGGCATCAAGATCGGCGAAATCACAGAAAAGGGAAACGTATAGAACGGCTCGTTTTCGACTATTTCGAATCCCGCCCCGAGCGCGACCACGCGGCGGATCTCAGCCTTGCCGTCATCGTCATAGTCCGCCTTGATGTAAATTTCGTTAACAAGCACGTCGCGCTGACTAAGGTCGCCGCCCTCGTTATCAGCTTGGCTCTCCAAATCCTCGAAGCGCGCTTGCTTCTCGTTTAGCTGATCAATCTCCATGTGACCGGCTTGGCCCTCAACCGTCTCGCGGTCATAGCCCATCTCGATCAGATCACTAACGGTCATCTGTGTGCGGTGGGCAACCATGCGGCAGTCATCGAGGGACTTGGCGCGCTGCGAGAACAAGAACTCCTCAGGAGGCACGTTCTCGATCTTGACCCGGCCGTCGCTCATCGTCTTGCGGATGCGCACGTCGAATACCAGAGGCGGCGGCAACTCGCTCCCGTCGGGCAATATCTGCGGGTCACCCTCTTCCCGCGCGTTTTGCTCGACGATCTCGATATCGTCGTCCGCCAGCAACGCGGTCAACTCGTTATCGGTCAGCCCCTCATAAGAATCCTCTGTTATCGTATCCGATTCGTTAAAATAGTGCTTAACAATCCCGGCCTTGAACAGGAGCGCGTCCTTGAACCAATCGTGGAAAATATGGAACCCGTTATTGTCGGAATTGAGGATGAAATTAACGTAATCGGTCGCCTGTTCCGCCGCCTGCACGTCCTCCGGGCCGCGCGGTTCAAACCGCACGAAATCACCACTCTCGGCGAATATCTTAATTAGCTGCGGCATAATCATTTCAATCATATCGCTGACCTCGGTCTGCACGACCTGAGATCGCCCCTCGACCTCGTTGCCAAGCGGCTCTCCGAGGTAATTCGACATGGCGGTGATTCTGTCGGAAGCAAACTCCATGTCTGAATAGTTGACAGCTTGCTCGACCTCGTTCTGGATCAGCGCCTTGAATTCAATTTCGTCCATCAGATAATCCCGCCCGAATATGATGGTCTGCCGAACAGTCCCCCCTCACGGGAAGCCTCTCGCTCGGCCCTCCGTTTTGAGAGGATTCTCCTGTTTCTGGGTGAAATGAATGACTTGAACTGGTCTCGATCCCGCTCCCCATCCGCTGGCTTGCGCGGCCCTAGAAGACCAGAAGGAACCCCCGCGCTGCTAAACGTCGGGACACCTTCCTCGAGAACAGCCTCCCGCATCTTGTCGGTTATCTTCATCGTCCAAACCTCTTCGGCTTGGTCAGAGAAGTCAAAATTGGGGTCCTTACCACGCAAGTCATCCATGATCTTCCGCATTTCGGCCCGGCTTTTTCCTAGGTATGTCGGGGCCTCTTTAACGAGACTCAGCGCGGCCTTATCACCGGGTTTCGTGTCCCGCACTGTTCTGCTGTTTACGAACCCCGAATTGAATGAATAACCCAAGTAACGAGAACCCTCATTGCCCGCAGTCCACCTTACTTCCCGCACCACAAATTTCCCGACTAAATCATCCGGGGTAACGTGGAGGTCCTGCCCAACTCCCGTCCATCCCTCGGGGAAACGGAAGCCCCTCCATTCGCCCCCCACAATCATCCCCGGCCCGTTCGGTGAGTGAGGGGTAGTGAGACCGCTATGCAGCAGTTCCTTATAAATCTCAGGGGTAATTTCAACAATCTCATAACCGGGATTCAAGTCTGACGACTTAGTCACATCCCCCCCGCCGTACTTCCTGCTGAACTTTGAGGCGTGGTTGACTATCCTCTTGTCGTACAGTGATTCAAACAGTTTTCCGGCCCCCGCAGAGGCGGGGTCGGAGTAGCGCGCCTTCTGGGTCGCGGATGTCGTCCACGAGACGCTGTCATAACCGCCCTGCACCGCCATCTCCACAGCGCGGCGGAAAGCTAGGTTATGCCATCCAGTCCCCTTCAGCGGGGCATCCGGGACGCCGCTCCATTCACCAGTTCGCCTATCGACGCCCGCCCCACGGTAGCCCTCACGCGCGCCCTTCTGATGCCAGTCGCTCTGAAACTCTTCTATGAATAAATGGCTCTTTCCGTCCAGATCAACGCGGTCATTTGCGCGCACCCAGACGACGATGTCTTTTTCGGGAAAGGCGTGAGAGCTGTACCCTCGCCTCATATTCTGGTTAACCCATCGGTCAACAGCATCACGCCCGACTAGGTTTAAGTCCCTGTAATCAGAGCCGTATAACCTCTGGGCGACCTCATTGTTACTCGCCCTCTGGCTACCCGGTATATGCCAAACAAGCTCGCGGTAGTTATCGCTAACTCCTCCCATCTGGTATCTGGGGCTGCCGTGCTTGGCCTCCACAATGGTGGGATCGCCATCCTGAAAGCGAGATCTCATTCTGTCCTGTTCCGCGATCCGCTTCGGGTAAACCGATTCCCCATAATCGTCGGCCAATCTCCTGATGATATCTTTCGGGTCCAAGTCCCCCTCGTATAAAGCCCTCTCAAGGTTTAGCACGTTGAACGCTCCCGCGCCGCCCGCCCGCCGTGGCGGGTATGCGCCGCCCGCCGCCGCCCCCCACTCGTGCCCATCGGGGAACAGATGCGCAAAACTAGGAGAGTGAGGGTTATTCTCAAGTTCCCAGCGCCTAGAGGCGACCTCTGCTGCTAAATCTTCCATTGACATGTTCTCGATTTTAGCCCTGTATTTCTCCGGCGAAAAATATAAGTTCTGAAGCTCCTCCCTGCGCGGATAACGCACCTCCTTCAGCGCGAGTTTATTAGCCCTAATAAATGCGATAATTTCATCCTTCGTCACCTCCGGCTTGTCTCGGAGGAATTCATCTAACCCGATCCACTCTATCTCTTCGGCCTTAACGCCGGGGGACTCCTTTATTCTCTTCAGCATTACCGCGCCAGTCCCCTTCTTCTGCGCCATGTTGTTAGCAGCCCGTTCGGCGGGGGAGAAGAATGACGGCTCGCCCTCACGCGGCGGGCCTAAAATCCCAGAAGTCAGCGCTCCTCGAGGCGCGCGAGTTAAAAGGCCGGGAGACGTCCAGTCGAGTGCCATCTCGCCGACCTTTATGGGGTCAATCGGGCTCTTGTTCAGCATCATCCGGCTGCCCCTGATGGGGGCTGACAGGGGGGCGGTGACGATACTGGGGACCGCCAATTCCAGCGGATTTGGGTCAGTCGATAGCTCGTCGATATCTATGCCGGTCCGTCGTCGAACTGGCGCAATCACGCCGTACTCATAGTTCGGGTTTTGAAACGGATTGTCAGACCGTGAACGCCTTGAATTAGGGTTCAGCAACGTCCGTACAGAACCGTCGTCACGTTGCGGAGGTGGTAGCAAGTACTCGGTCATTTCTTCTTCTTTTTCCTATAGACAACTTTCAGGCCGCGCCGCTTGGCTGCCGCCTTCGCCTTCTTCAGGCTCTTGGCATCGTAGCCGTAATTCGTTTTTCCTACTCTCGCCATGATCAAATCACCTTTCGCCAGTAGCCAATTCCCAATCACCCCTGCTAGTAACCCAGACCGTAGCCACCGGGGCCGTCGTCGCTGGCTTCGGAATCCATCGAGCCGAAGCCCTCAGTACCGCCGGGGTCTGCGCCCTCGGATTCATAGGAATCTTGGTAGTCTTGCACCGCTTGCGCCGCTGCTGCTTTCTGTGCGGCCTGTCTATCTGCCGCCTCTTGCTCTTTCTCCTCTAGGTTCGCAAGCTCTTGCACTGTTACCCCACGCGCATCTGCGCGCGCTTGCATGGCCGCTATGGCGGCATCATTCTCTGCCGATTTCCTGTCGAAATCGGGGTCAGTCCAGTCCAAGTTGATATGATATCCCGGCTCGTTTTTATGCGGGTCGTTGATATTTTCGTTCCACGTCAGTTCAGCGCTGGATATTTGACCCGTATAATTTCCCCATTGGTCGTATTGATCGATCATCTCAGGCTCGGTGAGCGGGTTCCAATCGCCCGTCACCCTGTCGTCGGATGCCGCCTCGGCCCAACGCCGCGCATCTTCCATTTCCCTGTAAGCATCACGGTCTGCTTGCGTGTAATTGGATCGGGTCAGCCCGGTAACCGGGTCTGTCCACTCAGCGGGCGCGTCGAGCGGATCACGTCCCCCTACCGCGTATACGTCCCGCGCATCACGCGCCAGATTATGTGTGTAGATATCATAGGTTCGGCGCGCCGGGTCGTAGCCGGTCCAAGGTGTATTGAAAAGCATGTCGAGCGCTTTCCCGATTGGCTGACCAACTTCCCATTCGCCGGTGTAATAATTCGGGTCGTCCCGTATGTCTGTTTGCAGACCCAAGTTTCCAATACCGCTGGGGTCGCCGCCGACAAGGCGTCCGTATTCGGAGGGATAACCGCCGGGAGGTTCATAGTGTCCGTAGAACCTTGCCAAATCTTCCTCGTTGTACATCGAAGATTTCGGCACCTGTGTATACGGGCCGCCCTCTGCTTCCGAGCGCTCCACTGCCTCAAGCCAGCTAGGAACCTCATAATCCTCATCATCAATCGCGTACCTGCCTTCATCCTCGGACGGAAAATAGCCGTACTGAGTAGCGGCATGTTCCTCGGCGGTCATCGGATCGCCGCCGGGCCGCTCACCCTCCGGCAGCCCCATATCATCGATATCGAGCTGGTAGTCGCGGCTGAAGCCCTCTGCTAGGCCGAGCGGTTCAGCGCTCTCATATTGTGCGCGGTTAAGCTCAATTGCCCGGCGTTCCGCATCCGCCCCGGTTCTTGCGAGGAACGTGCTGAAGTCGCTGAACGGCGGTCCTAGGAATCGCCCTATATTCGTCGCAAATTTAAATCCGGGCGATTCCTTGATCAGATAACCCTCGACACCGAGCGGATCGAAGAACGGTTCATCGCCTGATATATCGCCGGGTTCGGGGCCGGAACCGGGGTCGTAATAATCGTTCCGATTCAGAAAGCGTTGACTCGGCGTATCGTCAACATACGGGACGACACCTTTGCCGGGGTTCGTGCGTGACCAGTCAAAATTAAATTGTCCGAGGGGAAGAATGCCTTTGTCAGTATAGGCGCTGGATAGCAAGCCAGCCACGCCAAGCGCTGGGTCGAGATAATCCCGAAAATCAGGGCGTGCCACCCCCCTGATCGGATCGCCGCCGAGAAGCCCTGTGTACCAGCTAGCCATCAGACAACGTACCTCGTGTCAACGTCGAGCGTTGATGTCCACGCATATTTGTTTCCATGTATGCCGACCACGGCGTTGCCTGCAAATGTCAAACAGAATGCGTCCGCTAAGTCTGGCGACTTAATACCCCGCTTGCGCATCTCGTCTTTAGATTCAATTTTAATTTTGCCTGTTGACGTGAATGCGAATCGTGGCGCCGCCAGCTCCTGCACAAGCCCCGGATCATCCGGCAGCTTGCAATTCCGCTCTTCAAACCATTCACGCGCCCTGCCCCATAACTCGTCGCGAAGGCGCATGTACTTCTGACTTAGTGAGGACGACTCCGCGACGTTGATCGCGCGCGCCGGTAAATCCAGCTCCTGCAACCTATCGACTACGCCCGCGCCGATGCCGATGGCGTCAACGCATATCTCTCCGGGCCGGTCGATAATCGGTGTATTTTCGTATTCGTCCATGACGATCCCGGCCAGCTCCATCGTCGATTTATCGCGCCACGTCTTGATTCCCTCGACCAGCGTTCCGCCCTTGCGCTTGGCCAGCGCGGAACGATCCCGGCCGAAACGGGCGACATCCAACCCCCACGTTACCGATGCAACCGGCGATTCCTCTATTTCTCGGCGGGTGGCCGCCTCCACCAAATGCAACGGTATATAAGTGTCTTCATCCGCTTGCGGAAACTCCCCCACCACGCGGACACGATACGCATTGCTTTCCTCACCATAGCGATTGGCCATATCACGCACGAAATCACTGCTAACAAGAGGCGAGTCCAAGCACGACACAGAACGCGTCCACCAATCATCCCTTAACTCCGTATGAGTTCTGTAAAAGAAACCGCTCGACCTGATCGGGTTGCCTAGCAATAACGTCGTCGCTGCGTGGCCGGACATTGAACCGGCGGCGGATTCAAACACCTCCTCCGGTATACCGCTGGCCTCGTCCGCGATCAGCAACACCGCCCCCGGCTCCTGTACATGGACACCGGCTAACGACTCCGGCTTCTCCTTGGCAGCCGTTTTGCACGCAGCAAACGCCGCCGACGGGCTGGCCTTCAGAACAACCCGGTCGGAAGTCGCCTCGAGCAAGTCACTTATCGCCGTGGGCATTTGCTTGAGGCGCGTTTTGACCTCGCTGAACAGCGCATCATAGAGCTGGCTCGCCGTGGGCGCGGTGACGACAATTTTACAGGGGTATCGGGTCAATAGAAACCACAGGATAGCAACCGCCGCGCAACTCGATTTTCCAACGCCGTGGCCGCTGCGGATCGATAAACGGCGCTCTCCCGTTGCAATGGCGTTAAGTACCTCGCGTTGCCACTCCAACGGCTTCATCCCAATAACGTGCTCGGCGAAGCCCGACGGGTCGTCACGGTAGCGCGCGATGAAGTCGTGCCATTCGGATTTGTTGGGCATTAGTCGAGCACCGAGGTGCGCGGTTTGCGAAGCAAGGCCTCCATTCTATCAAGTAATTTCTTTTGCTTTTCAGTGTATACGTCGCGCCATTCATCGCGCTCGTCGGGCGCGAGATATCCGCGAATGTAGGCGTCGAGACGTGAGCGGTTGAACCAGTCTTCGAAGGTGCGCCGTTCGCCGTGAGGCTCGTCCAGATCGGCACGAATGACGCCCCTGCTGTAAGCGTCCTCGTCAACGGACTTCTGCTCGTCGGTGAGTGTGCCAGCGAACTCGTCGCGTAGATGCGCGAATGCCGGGTCGACCTCTGGCATATAATGCAACATGTCGCCGAATACCGCCTGTTCGAGGTGCTTACCGCCAAGATAGGGATCGAATATTTCGATGGTTGGCTTGCCTTGCACCGGGTTATCACGTTCGTCGGGCGGATAAAATTCGAGTCGGCCACCCCCGCGATTGCGTGGATTGAGCAGCCCAATGTTCCGGCTGTCTAGGATTTCGAAGCCCAGCCCTCTGAGGCGCGGATACTCGCGATATATTGAATCCGTGAAATTTTGAGGAGGCATTCTGGAGCCTGAAATTTTGAGAGACGTGTACGCGGGTGGGGTACAAATAATTGCCGCCCCCCGCCCCGAGCGCAAGGGGGGGCT